ATGAGACAATATGGTGGTTATTTCAACACACCGCAACCAGGTTTTCAGATAAGCGCTCCTACTGTTGATCAGAGCATAACCAATGTTTCCAATAACGGATATGCAATCTCCGGCCCAAGTGGAGCCGGAGATAAAAGTCATTTACGTTCAAGGATTGGGAACGACGATTAGTCGTCTTTAGCCAACGCAGCAAACTTTGCCATGATGTCATCCTCATCTGCAGCTGCAGAAGGCATAGAAGGAGCACTTGCCTCTGGAGCTGATGCAGCAGGAGCTGCAGGTGGATCAAATGAAGGGATCTCATCATCTAGTGATACAGACTCCTGAACTGTCCGTGGAGCTTGCTCACCAAGAACCAAAGCCAAACGAGCTTTCAACTCATCATAGGTCTTGTAGTTCTTTGGATCTGTAAACTCAGACAGATCATGCTGCTTACCATAAAGAACCTCCATATATTCCTCGTCAGCAATCGTAGAAGGTGACTTGAATGAAGATGCATCATAGTTTGGATAACCTTCCACCTTACGAATCTTGATAGTAAAGTCTGCACCTTCCCACATATCAAATGGGTTGACAGGCTTCTCATCAGGAAACTGAGGCTGCATGCTATCCATGATCTTATCAAAGATCTTTTTACCAAAACGATACAACCGTACTTGACCTTCGTTCTCTGGTGCAGAAGGATCTGATACAATCAGTACATTGGCTACATAACGAAGCTGACGCTTACGTTGGCGTACAGTAGTCTTATCAGCTTCAAGGCCAGTGTTCCACATCTTAGAGTTTAGCTCAGAGAGAGGATCCTGTTGACCAAGAGATGTTAAAGACTTCTCGATGTACCACTGACCAGTTGGTCCTTTGAAGGCATGATCCCAATAGCGAACCCATGGTGTACCTTCTGTATCAAGTCCAGGAAGGAAACGAATAACAGCATAGCCATTGCCAGCCTTATCTCGTGTTGGTTGCCACAGACGTTCGTCTGCTTGAGGACGTCCTCCATCTGCATTGCCAGCTGTCTTCTTAGCTTGCTCTACCAATGATGAAAGGTCGGTGCGGTTACGTTTTAGATTTGCGAAAGACATATATTTCTCCGTATGTTTGTATGTTCGTATTTTACTATATTTTAGTGTGTAGTTAAACAGGCAATGTGTTCTGCTGGGGAAGAAAGTTCAAGCGCATTGCCTCCGCTTCGAGCTTCTCCTTTAGAGTTGGATTAATAAACTTGTTTACATCCTCCATCTCAATATCGTTCTTATCACATAGATGAACAATTGCATCTATGTAAGAGAGGCGGAAATCAATTACCGCCTTCTCAACCATTTTACTAAACTTTGTCTTCGTTAAGAAGTTACCATCATGCATCCTGTAGTGCCATCTCCTGTGTGTATACGCCTACGTCTGGGTAGTGGTAGCCAACAGTACGTTTAGGTGTACCATCGCGGTTGTATGCCATGGTGGTCACACGATACTGAATCTTGTTCTGCATCTGTGAACCATAGAAGTTATCAAGGTACACACCATTGCGAAGATATGCTTCGAGGTTCTGAACATAGCCTTGCACTGCAAGAAACTTTGCACGCTCTTTAGAATCCTTAGAGTCTTTGAACGACTTGATAGCAACAAGCAGTTCTTTATTCTCTTTGATCCAAGAACGAACATTCTTGAGTGATAGAGCATTGTCGTCAGGCAACAACCGAACATTCTCAGCAATCAGTTTGTTCTGAGAAGGACCTCTAGCTTCACGAGCTTTGGCCAAACGAGCGATGGCAGCAGCCTTTTGATCTTCTGTCATCCTACGAGCCTTACGAGCTTTCTTGATAGGTTTACGTTGAGCATTGATAGCTTCTAAAGCCTTTGCTTTGTTAGCTGCTTTGGTAGCTTTCATCTTTGCAACCTTGGCTGCCATTTCTTCTGCTGTCAACTTTCTGCGTGCCATGTGCACCTCCATCATAATATAAACTATTATCGCATACTTTTGAAATAAAGTCAACAGTTATTTTTGATCATACTCAAATATTTCGTACTCTCCATCAACTAATTTAGCTTTGACAATACGTTGTTTGATCAATGAGAGGATTGTTGCCTCGATCACCTCTTCAGTCTCATGCCGTGATGTATCTCGTCCAAGCATGAAGCAAACTACAGCTACTCCTCCAAGGAGAAGCCATTGAGTAATTGTAAGCGTAGTAAAAAGCATATGGTCTCCTTGGTTATGGATTATTATTTATATTAGGTAAATGAGATGACATTTTCAACACGGAAGGAGCGGTATGCACCTTTCAATGTATCAAAAGCAACAATCACTTCTTCATTCACAGCACGTACTTTTTTCTGTGATAGAGGATCATCTTTCTTGGCTTCAGGAAGTACGTCTGAGATCAACGTGCACATCATGTCACGCTCCTCACCATTTACTTTCTTGAAGATGACACGGCAGACACGTTGCTGCAATTCACCAATCATATATTCACGAGAACTTGAGTCTGCTCGGTTAACAGCATCATAGGATGGATATCCTTTTTCAAAAACTGGTTCTTTCATTTATATGGGTCCTTTACTTTATAAGATGGATCAATGTTTGTATTCCGATTCTTTTTCAAATCCTTTACACCAAGAGTATGCATAAAGGTAGGATCGGCCATCAGTATGTCGATGACCTTCTCCCATTCTTGTACCTTGCCTTCGAGGTATTGTACTCGACGATCAAGAAATGATATTTGATAATCTGACATATCAATCCCAATCGTTATCCAAGCCAGTTGTGGCTCGATAGGTTTCACCATAATACTGTTCAGCATACTTCGGTGCATCGGTATAATAGAAATCTTCATTACGAAGAGGAGAGTTTTCAGTACGGCGAGCATTACGTTGTTTGTTCTGCTTAGCCATAAACTTATTATGTTGTTCTTTCAATTCAGCGACGAAGTTGTTCATTCCAACCATTCTCCTTTAAGCGTTGTTCGAACATTATCTTCTCTTCTGTAGATAATGTCAACTCTGTATTTGGTACTCGATTAATAAATTCTCTTAACGTCCAAACCCCCATGCCGTTGTTCACGACACTGTAGTGTTTGTCTTTCCAGCGAGGGTGTCTGTATATCATTCCAGATCACCTTCACATAATTTGCATCGAGCTGATCTCGATACTCAATGGCATCATAAATGCATTTAAAGATTTTGTCATTTACTCTTATCATCCCCAATCTTTTCTGTCATCTTCTTCATCATATCCATAACGATATGCATTAATTTCTTCAGGAGTCATATCTTTCCACTCGACTTTTTCTGAAGTGATTGAGTCGCCTTTATAGTAATGAGGTTGGTACTCACGATGATAATAAGCATCAGCGCTGCCACGATCCTGAGGTGAACCGTGACGAGGAAGTTCATTACCTTTTACAATTACATCATCACTTCTTGTATCAATCTTTTCCATAATATTCTCCTTATGCTGCAACTTGATTGTTTAACAATGACATACCATCAGAATCCTGAGCAATCAATTCAGCAAACATAGCTTCCTCTTCACGCTCAATGTTTCTTTCAAGATCATCGATGATGTCAAGCAGATCGATTAGAACTGTCGTACGGCTGTGACCAAATTTGTGAGCGCGACGAACAATGCTCATCAATTTCTTTTTCACTGTGTTTGCATCTTGAATGTCTCTTACGATAATCATAACAATCTCCTCATTTGATATACCCTTGTCCCACATTGTGAGACAAAGGTCAACAGTTAATTTCACGCTACTTCTTTAAATCCAAAGTTAGCAACCACGTGACGATTACCATCTTCGTCTTCAATCAGATCACCAACAGAGATAGAAGCCATACGACCCAGACGAGTGATCTGAGACTCAGGACCAATGTTACCAATTTCAAATACTCGATTAAGATCATCAGCTTCGATAACAGCTACACCGGTATACAATCCTTCGTAAAGAGCTTTCTCTGCAAGACCTACAATCTTCTCACCACGGAAGTCCATACCCATGTCAGCACGCATCTCACGCTTCATGCTTTTCATGCCGGCATTGATTCCGTCGATTTCTGCTTGAGTGTAGCTGATTTGATAAACTGTGAATTTCATAACTGGTCTCCTTTAACCTATGCCCCCCTTATCCGCTATTGTGGAAAGGAAGTCAACAGCTAATTACACTGATATGAAAAAAAAATCAAAAGGGGGGCTTACTGCAGAGCCCCCCTTCCTATCTGCA